GCAGACCGGCATGTGACGGCTTGATGTGGATGCCTGATCCGCCCCTGGCGCGGGCTACTTCACCGCCAGAGGCTAGCCGAAACCCTTGGCGTTCCGATCTGCGCCGCGGCCTGCGCCCTCCTCATCCTTGTTGGTGCGGCGGCCGCGCTCGTAGTCCTCCTCGCTCATTTTGCCAGCCGAGGACTCGGGATGAAGGTCGGACCCGCTGACACCGCCGCCGCGGGCGCGCCGATCGGGCCGGTGCTCGGAATGCTTGCCGTGGATGAAGCCGCCATGCTTACGCGCCGGTGCCGCTCCGCCATCGGCTCGTGGAGCGGCGCCGCCTGCAGCGCGAGCCGCGGGAGCCGCACCGCCGGCCGCGCGCTTGTGCCGGCCGCCATGCTTGCGCTCCTCCTCCTCCTCCTTCTGCTCGGGGATCGAGGTCTTGTCCTTGTCGTCGGACGGAGAGCTACCGGTTTGCTTGCGTTCGAACATGGCTGAGCTCCTAGCTCAAGAGGCCGGCTTGTAAGCTGTAGAATGCGGCGGTGCCGGTTCCTGCGGTAATCGTAAGACGATGCGCCATGATGGGCTGATTACCATATTGGCCCTCCAGATTCGCCGACTGATTAAACATGACAGCGTGTAGCCAGACAGTCGGCGGAACCTGCGAACCCGCGCCGACGACGAACCCGCCCAATGACGGGGAAATGGCCTTGTTCACATCGTCATAGGTATGTTCGACGGAGTATGTGAGCGATCCGGACAGGATCGCAACCGCCGCGGACAGCGCCCACGTCCTCGCGTACGGATTGACATGCACCCAGGCGGATGATCCGGTCGTGTTGGTGCCGGCGGTGACGGTGCCGACCAGCGTCGCGGACGGCACGATGGAGGTCACGTAGAGAAAGTCGTACGTCGTCGCCACCGGGGTTGCCGTCACGCCGGTGATGGCTTGGGTGATCGGCTGCAAGTCGCGGTTGTAGCCGCTTATCGTGAAGACGACGGCGCTGTCGGATGATCCGGAGTCGGTGAGGATGATGCGCCGCGCGACATCCATCTTGGCGTAGCTGGTATAGACGACGTTCGCGAGCTGGATCGGGGATGTCGAAGTCAGCGTGCCGTTGAGCGTCAGCGCGGTACCGCCGGTGCCGCCCTGAGACGTGCAGATACCGGTCGCCGCGGCCGCCGCGAGAGTGAGGGTTATGCAGACCGGATCGGACATGGATCAGACCTGAGTGACTCCGGTCAGATAGTACGGTGACGACTGCTCGGCTTGGATCGCCTGTGAAACGCTGATCTGCTGGGCGATCTCCAAACGGTTTCCGGTGAGGGTGATGCCGGAGAGAGACCCTGAGCTGATCACGGTCGTGCCGAACGGCGTCACCGCCGCCGAGTTGGTGTTGCTGCTCGTGCCGCACAGCACGGACCCGCGCACATCCCCTGTAATGTTGGTTGCCGGCGTCGTCAGTACCGCCGCCACGTAACCTGTATTGGGTCCGCCGTTCCACGTTGAGCCGAAGAAAATCGCCATGTCCTCGAAGATGGTCGATCTCATCGCAAACCCGAACTGATCCGCCGTGCCGACGCTGTAGTTATGAGCGTCCGCGAATTGCGCAACGATGGAATTGATGTACTTGAAGTTCTTCGTCGTCCACCCGGTGAACGCGCCGGAGTTTGGCACGGTCACCAGTTGCGTCATCGGCATGCCGTAAAGATCCGCCCCGGTGATCAGGATGCCGGAGGCGGATGCGCCGTTGCCGGTCACGCTGACGATGCGCAACCCTCGGCACAATGTCTGCCTGGCATCCAGAAGAAGCGCCGGGCCATTAGCAAGATACGGAGAGTGAGCCAGCGGTGTCGGATAGCCTCCGGTCGCCGGGCTGGCCTCGTTCGGCCCCCACAGATCGCCGGTTCCGATCGCTACCGTGCCGGTGAACGCCGAGGCGTTGTTGATGGTCAGCGTGGCGGACGTGAGCGACACGATCGCGGTGACGAACGTCATCAGACACGACGTGCCACCGACATTGCCGGCTCCGGCGATGCACAGCGGCATGCCGACGAAGTAGTCCCAGATGTTGCCTACCGTGAGCGTTGTGCTGCCGGCGGCGGCGGTGGCGTACCCGAAGCCGTAGTCGAGGCAGATCGCCGCGGTAGTAATCGCGCCGCCGTTCGTCACGGCGCTAAACGCGCGGTACGGGACGTTAACGGCAAAGCCCGTGGCGGATGTGCTGGTGAACGGATTGGCCGCCACCAAGGTCATCGCCGTGAGGCTGGTGATGTTCTGAGCAAGAACGATGTTGTTGACCGCCGCGGTCGCCGGGATGGTACGCGCGGACTCGATGATGTCCATCGCCAGCCAGCCCGGCGCCATGCCGGTCCAACCCTGGATCTTGTCCTTCAGGAACAGAACGCGCGGATCGAGGAGCCCGCTACCCTGGAAGAACATGCTCGGGCCGGCATCAAGGTTCGGATCAGGAACCGCGCCTTGGCCCTGGATGGTGGCCGAGCTGAGCGTCCCTCCGGGGATATTGCCCAGGTTGCCGTAGACGAACTCCGGGCCGTCAATGGTAGAGGCGCCCATTAGTTCACTCCGTAACTGTAGTAATAATCAGTTGTTGGGGTAGAATCCAACGGCGCATCTCCAATCATCCGGCCCTGCATAATACCGCTCGTAGGCCTTCACCATCAGGTTGTCCGTGGTGAAATCGGTCTGCATGGATGTTTCGAACGGCTCGCGGTCGAGATAGATCAGGCCGCCGGCATCGGACAGCAGGAACCACGCGTACGGCGAGGTCAGGAAGTCGAGGACCACATAGCCGTCGCGGAGATCGTCGTTCTCCTTGATGGACCACTGATCGCGGTTGGCGGTGCCGGGACGCGTCTCGGTTTCCAGGAGACGCTTGGCGACGTGGCGTAGCTCAACCGGGACAACCAGCTTGCGCGCCTGGGAGCCGAACAGAAGGCCGGCGTAGTCGCGGAAGCGGCGGACCATGTTGGCGCCCATCAGCAGGGTAGCCTCGTTCAAGCCGACCTGCACGGTAGGGGTATTGGGAATGAGGTAACCGCCGGCCGGGTGGACGGTCGAGAACAGCGCCAGGTTGTCGCCGCCGATTTGCGGGTTGAGAACGTTGCCGGTGTTGAGCACCGAAGCGCAGACGATCTCCTTCATCTGCCGGAAGGAACGGGCGAGCCCGAGGTTCGCGGGATGGAAGGATGTCTTATAGAGGTTGTCGGCGAGTGCTTCGCGAGTGAACGAGTAACCGAGGCCGAACGCTATGTGGAGATGGTTCCACACGAACTGCTGTCCGGCGAGCTGGTCGAACGATGTCGGTGTGCCGGTCTGCTTGAGCTGCGGCAGCGGCAGATAGCGCACGTGGACGGTCTTTTCCGCCTCCATGTGCGAGGTGCCCTTGGCATAGATGAGGGACCACTGCACCGGCATCTCTTCGTAGAGGCCTTTGACGCGGCGCACGCCGGGGAGCAACAGGGCGGGGATCTGGGAGGTTGTAATTGCCATGGCGGTTTCCCCTCAGACGCCGAGCGGAGCAAGGACAGACGACTGATTGAATCTGACTTCGATCCACGGGTTGAGGTTGGCCGGATCGTTCGGCCCTCCGGTGACTCCGGCTGGACCGACCACTCTCAACGGAAGGGTATTCGTGGTAGCGAATCCGGTCGTGAGAGCGTCGATATAGGCTCCAGACCGGCCGGCGGAGTTACCGTACGTGCTGTTGTTTCCGACAGTTGATGTCAACCATGAGCAGTTATTGCCAACCCATGATTGGGTGAATGCGCTCGTGGCGTTGGTCTGGACGACGAATGTCGCGAACGGATCGGAAATGACAAGACACGAGATATTCGTGCCGGATGTCGGCGCTGCCGTCGTCATGTAGGCGCCGTTCAATCCATGGGATATCGCCTGCAACGTCGTGTCGTAGTACGGAAGGACACCGGCGAAGATCCCGAGGAAGGCCACGTTGGTCTGGGCCGTTACCAGGGCGACATACCCGCTGGAGTTTATATTGACGGGATCGCCCATCATGATCGCAGTGCTGTAGCCGTTCTGGATCGTGAAGACGTTCGCGGCATAGGTATTCGCGCCGCTGATGAAGTTGCGCGAAAAGCTGAAGCCGATTGGTGCCAGGACGTTCGTCGCCATGCCGAGACCATCTAAGGTGTCGGTCATTCGAGCCGGCGCGGCCCCCTATGATCGACGGAATGGTCCGAGCCGGCGCGGCCCTGGACGATACATTATGATATGAACGCGCTACGGATAAAGCAACCTTAGTTCCGCGGCGACTGCTCCTATTACCGATGCCCAATCACCATGGACGGGCTGACGGAATATCCTCATCGAAGGATACCATGGGGTGGTTTCACCCTTGAGACCCCACCTCCAGCAACTATCGAAGCGATTGAGGAGCCAGGTATCTATTCCGAGCGATGCCGCCAGATGCGCAACCGCGGTGTCCACCGAGATCACCAGAGCGCACTTGTCCAGCATGATTTGGGCGGTTTCCAGCCAGTCTTTCGGATCGAAACCATCCGTTCCGGCGTGGAGGTTTACCGCCCGGTCACCTGCTGCAGCCATGATCTGGTAGAACTCGAACTCAGGAACGGAGCGGCGTCTGTCATTATATGATGTCTCGCGCTGCCCGAAGTACGGGTTGCCGGCCCGGCACAGGCCGATGCCGGTCGCTCGCTTATTGCGCTCCACGCCGTAGCGCAGCCGCATCGGCTGGATTTCACCGGGGACCGGCCTTCCAAGCAGGAGGGGCAGACTCATCACCGACACGGTGAAATCCGGCTTGGCTGCGGCCCGCGCATCGGCCTCACTGGTTCTTTCCAACACGCCGAATGCGTTGGTAACGAACACGCGCCGCATCAGCGAGGCGGCGCCCGGCGGCGTCTCGAACCATACTTTCGCCGATGGCAGCACGCGGGCCAGCTCGGGGACGTATCGGGAGAACTGAAAGCAGTCTCCGTTCCCTTGCTCATGCAGCACCAGAACGGATGACGCCGTTCTCATCGCATCGAGGCCGCCAGGCTGGATTTTGTGGGTACACGCCTGTTGGTGGTTCAACCGGTCCTCATAGAGCACCCATCCCTCATTCCATCGGCCCATGCGGAATAGAGCGCAGGCTTCGGACGAAACAATGAGGTGGTCCTTACCTCCAACCATGTCGCGCGCCCGGCGGTAGAGCATGAGCGCATTGGCATCGTCGCCGAACAGGGAGCACGCCGCGGCCATGCCTACGACACAGCGGATGCTTTCCGGCGCCTTATCGACGGCGAACTTCATGGCCGCGACCACTTCAGCGTAATGCTCCGGGCCCGGGCCGCACAATGCCAAGTGGGCCTCGCCGAGATCGCGCCAAGGCAAGGGGTTCCCCGGGTCACGAAGTACCGCGGCCTGAGCCTTAGACAGATCGGACCACGGTGTGTCCGGAGGCATTACCGGAAGCTGAATCCGACCTCTTCCTTGCGCACATAAATCTCGATCTGATCCGCCTCAAAGGCGGAAAGACCTCCGACGTGGGCGATATCGGGCTCGTTTATGTTCGCCCGGCCGTAGCTTCTGATGTCATTCAGCCGCCGCCAACACGGAGAACCGTCCGGCTTGGGCTTGATGCAAACGCCATTGACGAAGGTGTGGCCGGCTATCTCCAATCCCTCCGGCACGATTACCCCCTCAAGGGACCGCCGCCGACCGCCAGCTCGACTTCGAGCTGTTGCCCGACCGGGCGGACGCCGCGGATGTTGCCGATGGTCTCGTCGTTCGATCTGGCGCTCTGGCCGCCCATGACGGCCTGCATCCGGTCTTTCTCCTGATCCCTGGCGCGGTTGTACATCTCGATCTGGGCCTGCATGGTAAGGTGAACCGGCCGGCCCATGAGGATAAGGCCGCCCTCCTCGATCGGATCATCCGGTTTCAATCCCTTATTCCGGTCCGGCCAATCCTCGGCGCGCTCGGGGCGCCACCCGGCCTTTTGCGCATCGCGCATCGATGAACGCAGCTCCGGCTGACCAAGCACATGGGTGACTTGCCACATGTACGACCAACCCGGCTTTTGCAGATTGGCCGGCAGATCGAACGCGCTCAGCTGGCGGTCCTGCAGGCTCATGCGGGTGATTTCGGCCGGAGGCATATCCTCCCGCACCGGATCGGCTTCCAGGGATGGTTTGAATTCCACCGTGCCGACCCCGGCCCTGCCGGCGTCAGCCGCGGTACGCTCCAGCCTCTTTCTCGCCCACGCCGCCTTATTGGCAACCGATATGGCCTCCCGCTCGGCAGCGGTCTTGGTGCGCCTGGTTTTTGGCGCGGCTTCGTCACTCATTTGAATATCTGCCCTTCAGCCGTGATCAAACTGCCGGTTCCTCCGGCGGCGCGCTCTTGAGCAATCTCGATCTGCTCCAGAGCATATCCGGCGGTGTCCAGGACTCTCTTGCCGCCGACATCCCTGAAGTAGCCGTTGATCTTGGCCCCCTCATCGAACAGCTCGCGCAGATGGGAGGGGATATTGATCGATCTGATCCTGCCGTCCGATCCCTTAGATACGGACACCGGACCCAGTAGCGTCTTGACCGTATTGCCACCGCCGCTTTGACCGCCGCCGCGCGATGGCGTCCCTCCATCGAATTGCTGCCGGCCATTTCCGTCGTTCATACTCTGACCCCTCTGCTGCACCGGCTTATCATCGGCGGCGCCGGTAAGGCGGTCATATTCGGCATCCAGATCGCGGAAGTAGCGAGGGCTGTCGGGAACGACGCCTTCGGCTATGATCCGGTTGCTGCGCTCGATCAGCGCCGTGGCATGGCGGTTGAACTCAGGATGGGAATTGACCCATGCCATGGAAGCCGCCGATACGCCGCTCCGCTGCTGCGGTTCCCTGGTCCCGGACTGCTGTTGGCGCTCAATCCCGGCCCGAATGACCGCGAGATCGCCGGAAGCCCGTTCCAGCCGCGCGGTAGCCAGGGCCAGGTTCTTATTGTGGTCCGCCGCGGCCTTGAAGTCTCCGGCTTCCATCGCCGCTTGCCATGCGGAGGCATGGCGGTCGCGTTCCGCGGTGCTTGCCTCCACTTGGGAGGCCAAAACGGCGGTTTGGTCTTGCTGTTGGGAGGCCCTGGCGCGCTGAAGCTCGGCTTGGGCGGTCTGTTCGCGCTGTTGCGCCTCTACCCTCGCTCTCTCCGACTGCTCAATCGCTTTTTGCGACGCGGCGAGGGCTTCTTCGGGGGTTGGCCCGCTTTTCGGGCTCTCCTCCGGCGTCATTTCCAGGACCGGACCCCTGTCCGCCGCCTCCTGGCCCTCCAGAACCACCGATCCGCTCATTTTTCACCCGATTGAATTGATCAAGCATGGCCTGCAGCGTTTCCATCCGCAGATGCTGATCGAAGTCACGCGCCGACAGCCGGCCGTTGAGCTGACTGTCCAATGATACCAGCCTGGATAGCTCGCCCTCGGCTTCCGCCGCAAGGGTAGCATCCTGAAAGGCGGTGATAAAGTCCATGTACTTCTCGTTCGCCGGACGATGTATCTTGAGGCGATGGTAGGCGGTGATAAAGTTCTGCAGGATGGCGGAGACCATCACGATAGCCCCGGCAGGGACTGCTGGACCCAACGCAACGGCGGAGGCGGCGGAGGATTACGCCTCAGAAACTCCTGTCGCTCCTCCCATTCGCGCCAGAACCGAAGCTTTTCCGCCCATTTTTCCGGCGGCAGTCCAGCCTTGGAAGAATTACAGGTCTGACAGCATGGCTGCGTGTTGGTTTCGAGATACGGACTCCTCGCAGGATCAACAACGTCCATCGTCACGTCCGCCGGACCATGCCGCATCGCGCTGTAAGGATGCCGGCAATAGTTGCACGTATTCTCGTAAGCGTGACGCATGTTATGCGCGACACGAGAGACATCCCACCCATACGTTGCGATAAACTCTACGGCCTTCATCCCGTATTTCTGGGCATGCTTGCGTATCGTCCCGCGAGCCTTCGCGATGAACGGATCGACAGCCTTGATGGTGTCGCGTGTGGTCTGCTCGCAGCCGATACAGGACGCCCGGTAACCCCGGGGTGCCATGGCACTCCGGGTATCTGGATCCCGCCAGAACCCGGCCTCGCGATTGTAGGTACCGCCGCATCTCTTGCACGTCTGCTTGGCTT